TTTACAAGTGCTGCAGCAGTTCCCGTACTAGTAATAGAAAGACTATAACACTGTGGAATAACTGTAAATGTTCCTGTATCTTTAAGAAATACAGGTGTTCTTGCGTTTGGATTTGTATTTGCTAAAATACCTGGTAAAAGACTAGTGTATCCCTCTATATTTGTTAATAATTGAATTACTTTTCCTATTTCATCAAAAGTAGATTGTAACCCTGTTAATACTTTTAATTGCCAAGGAAAATTATTTCCTTTATTACCATAATCTTTTAAATTTCCTATTGACATAATTTCTTATTTTTAAATTTATTATCCAACATTAAATATACTAAAGTTTACGGATGGAGAAAATGGTCTTGTAGGACTAGTTCCAGCTGCAGTTGATAATAGTTTCATTCCTGTAGCTTGAGACCACCAGTAAAATTTAATACTTTGCCCCTTATTAATTTTTATGGTATCTGTAATTACTGCTAATGTTTGATCATTTTGGGCTCCTGTAGTTGTAAATGTAAATGCTGAATTAGGTACAATAACATTATCAATTGTATACCATACTGTTACATTATAATTGGATGCTCCTCCAGTAAAAGATAGTTGCAAAGATAAACTAAGAAAATATGTTGCTGTATTACTAACTACAATATCATTATTACTTCCTAATGCAAATCCTGTTGAATTTTGTGTTGAGTTTATTTTAACTTGATTTGCAGTTGTCGCTCCTCCATTAGGTTGTGTAGTAGTATCATAAAAAGTTGCAGAATATAAAATATAGGGTACTGATTGACTAATAAAATCATTAACAGTCATACCATAACTTTGATATGCATCACCTCTATTTTCAAAACCAACATTTGCACCAAGAATAACTAAATCTGTAGAAGAGTTATTAAAGGTTTTTTTAATTTTATTTTTGGTTTTTAAGTAAATCCAATTTAAAATATCCATTGTAATTATTATGAGTTAATAATCATAAAGTGAACTTTTGCAAGACCATTTAATGCACCTGAAGTAGCTGTATTACTAATAATAATTTTAGTAACACCATTGCTAATATCAGTTCTAACTATAGGTCTACCGGCTATTCCTTTATATTCTAATGAAACTAACAATACTGAACTTAATAAGAGTTTATCATTATAAAATTGAAATGTGTCAGAAGCTCCTGCTGCAGTTGTAAGTGATACAGTTGTTATAACACCACAATGTGTATCAAGTGTAACTTGTGTACTAGCACTAGTAATTTGAGTAACTGCTCCTTTATCATATAATGATTGTAAAGGTGATGCATTTACAGCAAGTGGTAACCAAGCATCATCTCTAGTTACATCTCTAGATCCAATTGCTAATAGATTTGGTACATCTGTTGGAAGAGTTTTTCTGTAATTACCAGCTTTAATCCAAGAAATAAAATTTAAAATATCCATGACTTTTTGTTTTTAATTATATACACTATATCTATAATATAATAAAAATTATCCAGATAACAAACTATTGAGAAACTAATTCTTTATATACATCCATTGTATCATCTACTAGAATAATTCCCTTATCAGTTTCTACGTGTAGCTGTGTATCACTTATGACCTCAATAGGTCCTGTGATAGTGTACTCAATTTCGTTTATCTTAATCATATATCTGTACTATTGTGCGTTTCCAACCAAGGTTATCAGGAGAAGTAGATGTATTTTGTATTGCAAAAATTAAGTAGTAAGCAGTGGCAGGATTGAATGTAGTCAACGTAATAACATTGGAAGTTATATCACTGGTTGCCCCACTATTTGAAATTAAACCATTTAGATTTGTGCCATCAAAATAAAAGTGACGTTCCATTCTTTGAAAATAAGTAGTAGCATTCATGGGTAACCCTGTTGATAATAAAGTTGCACCTGTCAGAGAATTTGTACTATTAATGTATATCCGAGGTGTTGAAGTAGTTGATCCTGCTGTCTTATTTATAAAACCTTTAATATAAATTGTGTTATTAGTTACCAAAGTATTTGCAGGAATTAATACGGATGCACTTATTTGATTTGCTGTACCTGTTAGGTTGCTACCATTAACACTAGCTAATGTTCGTGGGTTAGTACTTATATCCCCACTACCTAGCAATGAGTTGCCGTTAACTGTCTTAATGGATGTACCACTTACTAGAGCATTTTGTTTAGCATTCCATGTAGCGGCAGATGCAATTCTACCATCAGCCAATGTTCCTGTCCATCCTAGTGTTAATGATGTAGCTTGTAATAATGCAGTAGATGGAGTTCCCCCTAAAGTAAGAGTTACATTTGTATCATCTGTTTTTGTTAAGGCTGCTGGTGTTACTGTAGGTATAGTAGGAAAAGAAGCTAATGTTCCATTTCCCCTAATATATTCTGATGTTGTACCAGTAGGTATTGGGAAATATGTTGTTGCTGCAGTTGCTGCTGTAAGATAAGGTGTTAATGCTGATGAAGTTATAAATCCAGAAGGATTAGTATTACTATATGGAGTAAACCCAAGAGCTGTAGTAACATCTGAACTTGTTATACCTGAGATAAATCCATTAGGATTTGTAAGTGGATAATATGTACTTGCAGCTGATGCTATAGTTAAATAACCTGATAGAGCTGCAGTTGTAATATATCCAGCGGGATTTAAAGTTAATGGATAATACTTTGTGTTATATGTTGATAACCCATTATTCCATTGTACACCAGGGTTAGGATAGGTACCTGATAAATCACCCCCGGCAGGACCTGATGGTGAACCACCTCCCCCGCCTCCTGTTGTTTTAGGTTTACCATCTGGACCAGTTACTACTAATCCACCACCATATACATTACCGTTTTTATCAGTTAGTTGCATAATCTAAAATATATGAGTAGTATACTGTTCCTAATATATTTGAATAAACAATAAGTTGATCTCCTTCATTAAGTGGATATACTAATGGATCTGTTACTGTATCTCCCGCAGATAAAGTTAGTTCATATAATGTTTCAGTATTAGACGTCCCCGCATTATATCTATCTAATCTAAGTGTATATGCTGCAGGATTATTAAATCTAAGATTTATAACTTTGACTATTGGTAAACTAGCAGTACCGGTATACAATACGGTACCCATAACACTAACTTGTCCTTGTTTAACTATTTCAACCATAATATAATATACAAAAAAATCCCCAGTATTCAAACCGGGGATTTAACCTATTCTGATTGGAGAGGACAGGTTAGATGAGTAATCCTATTGCTAATGATAAAGATAACATAATCACTATGCAAAGATTAGCAAGTCTCATTCCCGGCTCATCAATTACATATTCTCTTTTAATTCTATCATAAGAAGGTTTATAAAGAATATTAGTTAACAACCATAGGAAGGCTATTGCTAAGATCATTACTGTAATTACTAATGCTTTCATCATTTTATTTTTAAAAGTTTCTCTGATATCAACAAAGCTCTTGTGATATCTCCGATTGCTTGGTCAAACAATAAACTCTTTACTGGTGATCTATTTTCATTATAGTTATCCTTAAGATCTTCTGCTAATTTAGAAAATGTTTTTCTCAATTCAATAATTTGCTCAGACTCATTGATTTCTTCTGAATCTAAACCTACTAAGATATCTCCAAAAGAATAAATCTTAGTTTCTATTATTATTTGTTGTTCATCCATGACTTATAATTTATTTATTCTTCGTTGTAAATATACTAAAGCTTTTTGTAAATCTTCTTTTTTAGTATTAGTTTTTTTACCAGCTCTTACAATATACTTGATAACATTACCAAGATAAAAATCTTCATCTAATCCCCAAGCTTCTAGTACATTAAATACTTCATAAGTATTTCCTGCTCCACCATAATACTGTGGTCTATCAAGATTTACAATCCTATCAGTTAATGGTATTTCTTTAGATATTATTTTATCAAACGGGGTATGCATCTTACTACTATACAATTGTTCTGATTCTTCTGTCAAGTTTACCATACTATTGCAATGTCTCGTTCTGCTACCATCAACTTAATCCCATCCTCTAACTCAACTGCTTCAGATGCTTGTAGCCCAGTGATTCCCATGTACACTTTATCCCCTACCTTTACTGATTCTACATCATCCCCCACTGCATAAACTTCTAACTTAGTCCATGTCTTTCTCATGTCCATCTCAAGTGCCATCTTGTCTGACTCACTTAATTGAAACATTGATTCTTTTGCTTCTGGTTTGTTTAACAAAACCCTTTTTCCTTTTACTTGCATTGTTTTTGTTTTTAGTTTTTCAAATAATTCACGCGCATGAAGATTGTTCTCTGATGACTCAGTAGCTTTTTTCCAGAGTAATTTTTCTTCATTCGTCATAGGCAAATATATAAAAATTATTTTATCTACCTTGTGCTCTATACTTTTTTTTATAATTCTTAGAACTCTTTAGATTACTAGTTCCTGATTTTGCATGAATCCCTGGCCGGGATACTTTTGCACTAGCTGACTTTGTTGTGCCTTCTTTTACTTTTGCCATCTTATTTATTTTTATTAAACTCTGTTATGTAACTATAATCACTTTCATACCCAGTATTATTTTCTACTGAGTAGATAGTCATGTCAATCTTATACCCTGGGTTCTCATCTATCCTGTTATATGTCCATGCTTTGTCAAACCATATAATTCTATTATTAGGATATATAAAATAATTACCATTGTCCATTTTAAAAACATGCCCGCACTTATGCTCAGGTGTCTCTGAGAAATTAGTATCTAACATGTTTCTATTTTCATGTG